CGCCTGATGCTGCTGGTGCTGACTCACGTGCTACTTCCTCATTTGATTTAAATGGGATTTCGTCATCGTAATCTGCTGCTGGAGCAGGAGCAGGGCGTGGCGCTGGCGCAGGGGCCGCTGGGCGTGGTGCTGCTGCCGCAGGTGTTGTGCGAGCCCCAGTCGATGGTGCCTCTACACCGTATGGACGGTAGTAGTTAGCAAAACGCTCTGGGTCGTAAAGCTGACCATCAACACTTGCTTCGAACATTTCAAAGATAGCGTTTAGTTCTTCAGCATTTGGTTTCTTTGGAAGATAGTCGTTCAAGTTGAACAAGCCATACTGTGCGATTGCATCACGTTCAGTTTGGTTTAGACTACGCTCACGACGAGCCCAGTTTGATGTACCATAGTCTGCATAGCCGCCTTTGCTGCCTTTGGCTACTTTAAAGTCAGTGCCGTTTTCATAATCGGTTGGGATTTCTGGGAAATCAGGATCCATTAGTGCAGCACTGATGATCTTAAAGATCTGTGGGCTGATTACAAAACGACGGATTGGATTTTCTGGATTTTCTTCGTCTGTTGGGTTATCAGTTACGAAGCCTTGGAAGATGTATGATTTTTTCTTCCAGTACTTACGTGCAAGGTCTTCCATTGAAGAATCTTTAAACCACGGACGGATTTCAGCATGTACTGGGCATGTTTCATTCCACATTTCAATACATGGAACCTGTACTGTTACAGGTTTGTGTTCATCCCCACCTTTAACGCCTGGGAATTCAAAACGCATCATCTGACGTTCTTTCCAAAAGAACGTATTTGATTCATCTGCGTCTGGGAGGAAGCGTAGTGTTGCAGTTTCGCCTTCTTTGATATTCCAGTGTGCGAAAATTGCGTTGTCGCCAGTGCCTGTTGAACGTGTGCCAGTTTGACGATTTTCTTGTGCGAGTAATTTCGCACGGATTTCTGCTAGTGATGCCATAGTTTTTTCCTTTATTAGCCTATGTTAGTATATAATTTTGCAAACTAATGTTCGCGATTGCCTATGTTAGCCTTTACAGTGTATTACAATTACTGCTCACTGTCAAGCAGTTTTTAGATCACCTATTAGGAAATCTTTTTGCGTAGTGAGAACAATACACTCTCGTCTAGAGCAGATTCAGTTGCTGCCGCTGGCGCTGCCTTTGGCTTTAGTGCAAACATAACGAACTTTGCTAGTACGTTTAGTGATGCTTTGTCTAGATTAAAAACACGCTCACTTAGTTCGCCTAGTACATTTGATAGTTCGTCATTAGTTGTACGTTTAGCAATGAATGACAACATGCTAGCAAGTTTTGCGTAAGCACCCTGTGGACCGCTATATTTTGCTGGATTTTCGTTGTTTGGGTTCTCTGGGTCATTTCTGTCAACGTGTGACATCCCCAGATTTCCGCTTTGGATAATACCGTATAGTTTACCAATAAGTTCTTGCTGCATGTTGTCTCTCTTTCCTGCTTCTGATACGATGCGATTTACGCGGCTTACGATTCTTTGCATTTCTTCTGCGGTAAATGTATCATATAGGAATTGTTCTGTAATGTCAACATCAATTTGTTCTTCCTGGATATTTTCTGATACCTGGAAGTTGTTATAACCTCTTTTTGTTGACAGAGATTTAACAAGTGCCTTGTTTTCTGCAATTCTACTACGAATTGTTTCAACAATGTCCTCGTTACCTTCGTTGACAAGTTTGTTGGCACGTGTATGCTTTACAAACTTGGTTAGATCTGCGATTTCTTCACAGACTGCCAGGATCGCTTTGCCCTTTTCGTCATATGGTGTACCGCCTTCGCTGACGTGCATCGTCATTGCTTTTGCGCCACTCATGTATTTGAATGGAAACGCAAATTTCTCTCCCTGTTCACTCTCAATGAACAAGCTGTGAATATTACGGCTACGTGAACCTTTAACGCTCTCGTCAACACCTTTGCTATGCTTAATAATTAGTTTAGCATGTGGACTCATTACGTAGCTTGTTTTGATACTACCATACGCTTTGCCAAATGCGCTTTCAACTACACTCTGGTGTGCGAAGTCTTTTGGGGCTATTGCTTTATCAAATTTTCTCACTGTATATTCACCTAAATTTCTATGGGCTGTGGCTTTAATTGCGCCAAGTAACTTTGAGTTACGTGGAATATTGTATCCCTCACCAGCCTGGACTACTACTTCTGTTCTTGCTTCATCTTGACGTATTGATACCATCAAATCCTGATCGTAAGCATAGAAACGTGTTGCTTCTTCTGGGTCCATTGTTTTCAAACCATCTGCTGTAAACAGACGTAGCTTGTAATTAGCACCCTTTAGAATAGCGAATATTTCACTTGCAAGTTGTTCCACTGTAGTTTTCCTTGTTGTTATAACTATTTATGCTATTTGCTCATAAAAAGCTCATTGGCATTGGTTCATCATAGTCGTCATCGTCACTTGTTCCCAAGTATTCAAATGCATCTTCTTCATATTTTGTTATTTCTAATGCCATGCGAACAATAAGCACAAGTGCCATTACCAAATCATCATGCTCGCCTTCTTTTGCTGCAAAACTATTACCACGTGCAATAAATGTTTTAAGTTCACGTAGCAATGGCTTACTGGCAATCTCAATCTTATCTGTTTCAACCCACTGTTTTAATTTAGCACAGGATGATAACTTACTCTTGTGTGTAGTAGTAAATCCTTTACGGAATGAGCGAGTGTTGCCGTGTTTTTTACTTTCACTTAGGAATGTACCAGCAAAGTTTTCCTCGCCAATTTCTTCAACCATAACGAGTCCTGCTTCTCCCAGTGTATTGTTTTCCATACTCCAGTATATTTCGCTCTTTCCGTCAGTTTCTTTTTGTATTTGATTTACAAGTTGTTGTACAATACGCACCTGTTGCTGTATAGGTGTTTTATTATGTTGCCACTCTGCTACTTGATTCATACCTGGCAGTTCATATACTTGTATTGCTGCACTGTCCCCACCAGTGCCTAGACTTGGGTCCAGTGCTACCATATAAATGTGTCCTGGAATTAGTGGTTTATACCATCGTACTTGTCCTTGTTTTGCATATGGATCTTTGGCTTCCATTGTTGCTAACTTCAAACTGTCAATCAATGTTTCGTCAAATGCAATGAATTCGTTTAAGTGTTCACGGCGGAAACGTTCTTCACCAATCTTACCCTGTTCTTCATCTGCCCATTTTTGATCACGATCTGGATGTTGTTTCCAGTCTGCGCTGTAGCTACGGAAACCATTGATGCCAACTTCTTGTTCGTTACCGTATGAATCATAACGTTTATTTGAATCACGCCAGATTTGTGCAAATTGGTCGTCGTCCTGGTTAGGGGTACTTGTGATAATACATTTACCACCAGTTGACAACGTAGGAGACAATGCTGTCCAGAACTCACGTGCAATACTAGGGCGTACGAATGCAAATTCGTCCAAGTATGCTAATGATATAGAAAGACCGCGTCCCGTGTTATCCGTTGTTGCCTGTGCAATAATACGACTACCGTTGTCAAATTCAATACTACCTTTGTTGTAGCTTGTGACGCCCGCACGTAGATAGTCAGGTAATGTCTCATACGCAAAACGTATACGACTCATGATTTCCGCTGCGCCACTGTATTTGTGTGCTGCGATAAGAATTGTTTGGTCAGCGTTAAACATAGAATACCATAGTAAATATCCTGCTGCCGCTGTTGACTTACCCATCTGTCTGCTGATAAGTGCTATACTGTATTTGTAGTCGTGATACGTGTCAACTAGTTCTTTTTGGTAATCAAAAAGACTAAACTTCATACGTCCCTTTGTAGGGTGTTGAATCCAACAATGTTCTGTCATAAAGTATTTGGGATCCGCTACACACTTTGCTATCTCTAGGATTTGCTCTGGGGTATATGATTCTCTCTGATACGGATCTTTAACTAATTTTGTATCTGCTGTGCCTCTAGCCATAACACTATTTATCCAAAAAAATAGCACCCGTAGGTGCTATTTTGGTCTGTCCTATCGGTAGGACTTATTTCTTTGCTTTGTGTGCTTCGTAAAGTGCTTTCATGTCCTCAACTTTATGTTCAGTGACTTGCACTTTCATGTCTTGTGCATCTAGATAACGCTTTAGACTT